AACTGATATAACTCACCATTTGGAAGTTTCAATTTAAACCCGGCAACTCTCTCTTCCTGTACCCCTGGATCATCGTTTTCAATCCCCGGCAATATGTCCGGCACCAACTCCAAATGGTCTACCGGAATCTTGATCTCAATTCCTGCTTGCGGGCCGGTTGTACAAACCTGCGGGTTTAGTTTGACCAGTTCATGCAGGTCCACCCCGAACCGCTTTGCCACCCCAGCCACAGAATCGGTGGGCTGAATGGTATATTGGACATATTCTATTTTCTCGTATACTGTAGTTATTTTTCTTGACACAACAAAACACCTCCAGTTTTATACCGCATCGTATTTCTTTTTGAGTCTACCAATAAGCTCTTGACCTGTATAAAGTTCATCCGTAAGGTAACAAAGACAGTTAGGATGTCCCGGCGGCAATTTGTCCGGCGGGTAAACTCCCGGGCCTAGGCCATAGAGGTCTTGTGTGGCCCATTCATCGCAGATGTCAGGCTCTGGGTGACTATGAGATAGGTTCCACTTTATCCCTTTAACTATCGTGCTGTTCTTCGCCCCCAGTGCATGGGTCAATCGGTAGGCGTTGTTAGTTTCGGTCCTAGCCAACCTGAGCGCATTATATTTAATTGACCCTCTCCCGGTCACACTTGGTGTAATCTTAGTTGTCCATGCCGGTCCCGGTTTCAATAGGTACTGTTCAACCGCCCGGCTAAACTCCACCGCCGACAATCCTTCATTGACGCATTGTTCAATCATGTCATGGAGATTCTTTCTCAACACTCGGTCAGTCTCCCAAATTCGATCACTCAGCGCCCACCCATCTGCCCATCTTCTTTTCCAAACCACTCTCCGGACATGTCCGGCTAACCCAGTCCCAAACTGTGTCCCCAATAAGAATGGTGCTGCCGGGTCGGTGGCCGCTTTGGTTAGTATCTCTCTACCCTTCCCTTGATACTCTTGCGCCGCCGCCCGGATGAATGCCTTGGTCGCCACGTCTTGGCTATCAATCGCGAACTCGACGCTTTGCACAATGTTTTTATCTATCCATTCCGTGNTGGCTTTAGTGAACCAGTAAGCTATGGCATCAATCTCCCGGNTGATCTCGGTCAGGAGTCTTTTATCAAAGGTCCCGTCCGGTTTAGAGTATTTAAAGACCAGCCGCTGGATCTTGCCATCGAACTCATCAGCAATCTTGGAAAACTCTTTTTCTAACTGTTTCTGGAGCTTCAGAAACTTGGCCCGATAGGCAGAGTGGATTTTACCGTACAAATCACTGCTTTTGTCAAATGTCATTACTGGTTACCACCTTGGCCGGGGCCTTCACCGGTACCCAGTAGCGCCTCCAGTTCTTCCTCTACTTCCCGGTCCACCCGGCGGCCGTATGCGTCATTTTCAAGGTCTTGCTCTGCCCGGATCTTTTCCAACTCGCTTTCGGGATCTTCAATGCCTTCTTCAATCATAGCAGATTCACGGCTCAAGGTCTTGTTATTGATCCGCTGGGTCCGAACGGTCTGCTCCTCAAGCCTATCCACCGGCATGGTGGTTACGAAGTCGATCTCGGTTTCAAACCCAGTAAAATCTTCACCGGTCAAAAGCTTATGATAGGCGAAGATGATCCGGTTAGCTTGCTGGAGTCCGTTAGCGGCCAGCGTTTCTTTTTCGTCACATTTGTCATGTAACGGTTGGTAGTGGATCCTCAAGGCCAATGACGATACAGCGCCGGTCCCGTCTGCTTTGCCCAAGGCTATTTGAGGCACCCGGGAATGGATTGATATTTCTTCGCGCAAAGTTTTGATGATCTCTATGATTCCCTGCGGGTTGACCGGTTCAACTACATGAACCCGTGCGTCAGGGTCCGGAAGATTTGTTCTCACTCCTGGCCCGATTTCTTGCTGTTTGTCTTGCTCTTTATCGTCATTATAATCTCCATTGTTCCCGGTCGTGAAAACCCTCTGAAAACTCTGGTAGTCTGCGTTTGCAACCATATCCGTGAACGCCTTGCAGATCGCATCAACCAACGTCATAACCGGCTCGATGTCGCTCTCGCCCCAGAGTTTATCATCCTCGGTATTTTTAATATGCACTATAGGGATCATCCCGATCGGGTTGTCATGTTCGCCAATTTCCGTCCAAGTTGTTTCGCCCATGCCTTGTTTGAACTCTTTAATCACGTCCGGCCAGAATACCTGAGCATATTTATACGGCCGGCCGTTCTCATCTTTCCGATTAATGACGATTGCCACGTATTCCAGGGTTTGGATGTCGTCGTCTCGATATTTCGGAAAAACGATTCCCGGCGTGAGCACCCGTAGCTTAATTGGGTTTTCCCTGTCGCTTCCGTCTACGTAAACCTTGACAAACACGTCACCCTTTTTCCCCTGGATCCGAATGAGTTTAATCATGTTCTGTTTGAGGAACTGATTAGCCCGGTAGACTTTGTACAGGAATCGCTCGGCGTTTTTAGCTTCCTTAAGGGTTTCTTCTTTTCTTTGACGACGCTCTTCTTCGTCCTCGATCCCCTCTATTTCATAAAGATCGGGTTTTACTTTGAGAACAAGAGGCTTCCCGCACAGATAACCTACCGCTTTGTTCACAATAGTCCGCGGGTAGCCGGCGATCGCCCGGAAATCACTGCCCAGAGCCTCTCTAATCTTAGGCGGGACATGGAAGTCAATGTCGCCCTGATAGTAATCTTCGTATTTTTTATAACGTTCGATCCGCTCCACATTATCCTGGTGATAAATCCACTGGACAAACGTGCGGGCAAGCATTTCCAATCCAGTTTCCGGCATAATCTTTTCCTCCCTTGCCTAAATAAATGAATGGTGAGTAACGTTACCATACGGCAAATCAGCTACCGCCAATACCAAAGCATCCGCTCTGTCCGGAGACTTGACGCCGCGTTTTTTCATGTCTTCTTTGCGTTCTAAGACAATCTCCCCATCAGAATTAAGTCTATATTTCCTGTTTGCTAGCTGAGCAGTTTGCTCTTGGTCGTTCCAGAGTTCTATTTTTCCGGTCCTCAATCTCTCCCTGACCGTTCCCCACATCAGTCCGGTGGAATTCTCAAACTCTACCGGATCGCCTTCCTTCAGCCTCCCGCCGCGACCGCCGAAGTGCCCTTCATAAACATAAACATTTCGCCAACGCTTTGAGCGAATCACTTCACGGAAGCGGTCATAGACCCCAACACCGAGGCCGTCACAGTCTATTTTTACATGGATCTCTCTCGCGAGGTTAATGTTACGTTCTACTTTTTGGACAAGCCGACCAGTGAGTCGCATTGTGTCGTTATGGTGGTATATCTCCGATGGAAGCTGTTTCTTCTTATCAATGACCGAAGCAATGACTGATTCATCATCACCGAAGCGGGCAACGTCCACGCCAATGTCTAAGCGCTGAACCTTACTCTGCAATGTTATAGCGCTCTTGGCTAGCATCCTCTCCACCCAATCCAGCGGAATGAAACTGTCTGGTTCTGCTTTCGGAAAATCTCCGGCCACCCGCACCCGGAAGATATCGCTGTCCTCCCCAAACATATCAATAATGCTTTGAATGAACATTTTGCTGACCCGGGGAGAATTGCGTCCATCTACCTTGAAAGTATGAAATATAGCTCTGTTTTTATTGAACGCGTCAAAAAAGAACCCAGATATCCTTGTCGGATTCCCGCACATTAAGAGTTTACTGTTATCTGATGTCAGAGCGCCAAGTACCGGCTGGAAAATCTCATCTTTAACTCCCGAAGCCTCGTCAATCACATATAAAATATGGTCCGCGTGAAATCCCTGGAGCGCGTCCGAGGTACTGGCTGTTCTTGCCACTGCGAACCATTCTTCCGGATGGGCCTTGTGCTTGAATGTTTCTGCGGTCCATTGGAATAAGTGCTGGTCTGCCGCCTGCCGGTTCCACTTGCTAAGCTCGGCCCAGAGGATGTCTTTTAGCTGGTGTTGGGTCGGGGCGGTGCAGGGTATCTTCGGAAAAGGCCGGCTGTACATAAACCACTTAATGGTCCAAGCTTCCAGGGCCGACTTCCCGATACCATGACCGGATCGGACTGCCGTTTTCATGTTGTTTTGAACAGAAAGCAAAATGTCTCCTTGGATGTCGTCTGGAGTAGCACCAATGACTTCTTTAACGTAGTCGATGATGTTGTCAGCGTAATAGAGAATTACCTCCGGCTTGAGCAGGATTGGTTCTACTGTAATGTTGCTCATTTATCTCAATCCTTACCTTGTAACCGCTTTTCCCACGCTTCCTGAACCCGGCGGGAATGCTCAGTAATGGTTTCTTTACCTTCTTCGTTTGCAGCCATCTTGAGACGCTGCTCTTCAAGCTTGAGCCGTTCCTCATCAATTCTACGCCTAAACATATCTGGGAAGAGATCAAAGTATTCTCCCAGTTTTTCAAGGGCTTTCAACCTGTTGGCCAGTTTGATTTTCACGCCGTCACGTCCCTGGGAGACTTCGGTAATGATGGTACCGTCTACCTCGTTGTCCTCTTTGAGATCGACGAAGTTGACGATTTTAGTGACCGGACCAAACGGACCCATTACCTGAACTTCTTTCTGGCCGAATGTTACGAAGTCAGTTATGTCGGAGAAGGCTATATCTATATATTTCTGGAGTACATCTTGCGCTTCTAGGTAGACGTCACTTACAAGAAGTTTCTTTAGCCTGTTGATCTCGGCTTTTATCTTAGCTTTTTTAAGCAACCTGGAACCGTTAACGGCAGCCGTCCAATAGTCGCAACCATACACCTTTTGATATGCCTTTGTCGCGTTCCAATACTTCACGTAATATAAACAAAAAAGACGTTGTCTCTCGGTTAACTCATCGTTATCAATAACAACGTCTTCAATGATTTTCTCAGTCTTAGGTTTTTTCTGTTGCTTTTTCTGTTGCGTTGCTTGAACCTTCTTTTCCCACTTCTCCCGACATTTCCGGCTCCGAATAGTACCCTCGGAAATATTATATTTCTCGGCAAGCTCTTTGAGCGTTACCGGAGTCGTCTCGAATTCTTCTCTAATCTTTTCCCAGTTTACAGTCGCCACACCACCTCACCTGCCTTAATAATCTACATAACAAAAACCGCCCATGCAAACACGCAGGCGGTTAACAACCACAATTATTATTATTACAATTATATAATACACCGCTGCTGCTAAATCTAAAACATATCTATTATCGCCAACTGATTTTATTCGTCCACCACAAAGGTGACGAAGTGGTCCATATTCCCGGTCGTGAGTAGGGCAAGCTCTGGGTAGTCTTTCACAGGCTTTATGTGGTGTACCATGGTAGCTGGCACTATCCGTTTTCTCTTTAGGCACCTTTGGCAAAGATAATTATCCTTGGCCAGCCTTTCACACCGGAGTTGTTTCCATGCCGCGGTCACATAGAATCACATTTTCCTCTCCTCAGCCGCTGCCTCAACCTCATACACCTGGTAGCACATACCGACGATAACCAACCAGCGACATATGCAATACAGTAAAACAAACGGTCCAACACCCTACAAACCACCATCATCACTGTTAACAGGACCCTTGTGGCCTTGCTCATGGCACCAACGCTCCTCAGCNATGATTTGCACACCAAAACCTTGCTCATCACACGCCTGACAACCCAAACCCCCGCACTCCCCGCAGGGGACAAAAGCTGACTGATCCATCTACCGACAACCTCCTGGCCTACTTACAGCTAAACTAAAGCCCCGCATTTCTGCAGGGCTTGACTCAATAATATATCGGCATTATGTTGATAGAAGACAAATACTCCTTCCCAATTCTATTATAACACAGACTGTTTAATTTTGTCAAGATATACGCGCCTCTCTGCTGGTACTCACCAATTCGCTTATCTAGCTCTACACCAGGAGCACCAGAAAAAGAATTGTCAAATAGACCTCCCACATATAGCTATGTGCACATGGTTACGTGCAAAGGGTGTGCACATGACTGCACATGACTGCACACACCTATATTATCATAACCTCAGAACCCTTTTCGGAAAAAGGATTCTTTAATGTGCAAAAGTCCTGTGCGTGCTTTTAGCCGGTGCGGATGTGTTGTGTGTGTGTGCAACCCCCCCTTTAGGGGGTTGCACACACGCACACACGCACATGACCCCACACAGCACAATAGAAATGTCAACTAAATACTTGACAAAGATATACAGTCTGTGGTATAATAAAAATAGAAAAATGAAATTAAAGGAGGTTAATACAATCATGGCAAGTGCGAAGCTTACGAACGGAATTAAGGCGGCTATGGTGGAAACCGGCAGAGCAGGTGAGAAATGGCGCGTAGAGGTCATAGGGTGCGACAAGGTGGGCAAAAACAGTGATTATGTGCGGGTCTATGTTAACCTCTATAAGCCGCGCAGCCGCAAACCTGATATTACCTGGAACCTATGCATTAACATCGTCAAGAACTTA